TAAAGGAGCTGAAGGAGTATTATTAATAGATACTGACCTTGGCTCAGATTTTGTAAATAATGCTAATACTGTTACAGTAACAACATTAAATACACCAACAAGACCACAAATGGTAGACGATAAACAAGTTACCAAGGGTGGCAAACCAGTTATTGAACCTGTTCCTAATTTAGAAAGGGGATATTATCATAGATCAGGAGACTCTGTAGGAGAACCTATGGAAGTTTATTCTATGATAGAGGTTTATTTTTGGTTAAAAGAGAATCTTAAAAAATTGCCTTATGAAACTATTGTTATTGATACAATAGATCATGTTAACAGATGGATTGAACAAGAAGTTTGTAATGAAAGAGGACAAGCAGCTATGGGAGATGGAGCTTCCTGGGGTGCTGATTGGGCTCAGGCAAGAAAGAAGAATCTTGATATAGTAAAAAAGTTTCAGACGTTGTGCAAATCATTAGGTAGAAACCTAGTGTTGATATCACACGCTAAAACAACTGTCATAACAGACGGTAAAAGTCAGTTAGGGCCTGAGTTGCCACGAGGGTTATCTTATGCTTTAACTGCAAGTGCAGACGTGATAGGGTACGCTATGGCCTCAAAGGAAGATGGTAAGTTCTATCTTTCTTTTCAGGCGTACGATGAAAGAACTGTAGGCAGTAGGTTAAAACCTTTAGCTCAGAAAGTTCTTGAATTTGATAGCGTAATGAAGGAAATCCTAAAATACAAAGAACAGGAGTAAGCATATGCCGTTCAGAGGTTCATTCGAACAAGACGCACAAGAAAGCGGTGGAGGTAACTGGCTTGGTTTCCAAGAAGTAGCCTTAACCGATATAGTTGATAAATCTGCTGATTATCCTAACATGGATATGTTTCTAGAAATTTATTTTAGAAACCAAAATTCTCAATATCCTTGGAAGTATTCATTAATGGGTACTTATGATAGAGACGAGGATGGGAAAGTTAAGGGTGATAGCAGTTTATTAAAACGAATCCTATATTTTGTCGATGCAATAGGTTGGCAAGGTGGGGTAAATACCATGGGGGAATGGGTAGATGAAGATAATAAAGAAGTAAAGGATATCGCTGGATTCTTAAATCTTAACTACGCATCTAATAACTATGGTGTTGATAAGTCAGATGACGATCTTAAATATTTCATTTTTACTTATAAGAGGTATAATGAGAAAACTAAGAAAGCTTATATGACAGTATGCCCTAAAATCGTACGTAACGAAGATAAAGCTAAAGCAGATTTAGAATCTTACGTAGGATGGATGAAAGCCAACAAATATATTGTTGAGCATGAAGAAGGACAAGGAAGCACATCAGCCGCACCTACTGCAGCTGAAAATGCATTCAATTCGTTTTAGTGCAACTTTATCACGAAATGGCAATAGGGGGCCCTCGTAACAGAGGGCTCCTGGTGCCAGAAGAGCAAATCATTGATGTTATACTTGAACATGGAAATACACAAGCTGTGTATCAAAGTGTATATCTATACGATGAAGAAGGTAGACAATATCATAAGCTAAGAAAAACATTTAAAGATTTTCTTGGTAAAAGATATATTAACGATATAATCATAGATATAGATAAAGGTCAAAACACAGATGAATATACTCTTAACAAAACTAAAGGTTTTCTATTTGAATTAGAAAATCTTGGAGTTCAACATCGTTCTTATAATATCTATTTTAGTGGGACTGGATATCATATAATAATAAGTGGAGAAGTATTTAACTTTAATCAAGGAGATAGTGATCTACCATTTATTGTAAAAGAAACTATGAATAATTTATTCAGTGAAATAGATTTATCAGTTTATAATAGAACGGCAATATACAGATGTCCTAATACATTAAATCAAAAATCCAATCTGTATAAAATCCCTTTAACTTATGAACAAATTAATTCTTTTGACTATCAAACTATAAAAAGAAAAGCACAAGAACAAGTAATTCTTGAAACTGATCCTATATGGGGAGATGGAGAATTAGAAGATAGAATTATAAAAGAAGTTCCTAAGGTTAGAGTAATGGACTCTTCAACTGAACCAAAGAATATTGTACCCTGCGTACAAAAGATGTATAAGCTTGGCCCAGAAGATGGATCAAGAAATAATACTCTGATGCGGATAGCATCTCATTTCTTTAGACACGGTATTCCAAGTGAAGCTGCAAAAGCTGCACTATTACATTGGAATGGTGGTCAGTTAGAAGATGGTGTAATCATTAAAAAAGTAGAAGATACTTATAGAGGTGGTTATAAATATGGATGTAAAGATGAACTAATGGCTAAGCATTGCCAAACTCATTGCATTCATTACAAAAGAAAAGATTATCTTATTGATGTTAAGAATAGTGAAGAGTTACAATCTGACTTAGCAGAAAGACTGGAAACAGATTTCTCTGGAAGAACTATTGATTTAGCTAAGCTATTTGGTATACATGATAAAGATGCAACTATATATCCTGGTGAATTAGTTACTATATTTGGATCTACGGGTGCTAATAAAACAGCACTTGCTCAAAATATTATACTAGGATATAATGCTGACAAAGATGAGATACTCAGAGAAAATCAAATTCCTACATTGTTTCTATCATTAGAACTATCTGGATTTGTAATGCATAGAAGAAACTTGCAAATAGTTTCAGGTGCTAGTAAAAATGATGTTGTAAAGAATTTTAAAACTCTATATAATTATCATAAAGAAGAGCTAAGCCATATAATTATGCAATCAGTTAGTCCAACAATACCTCAGATACAGGAAAAGATAAAGCAATTACAACCTAAATGTGTAGTTGTTGATTATATAGATTTAGTAGATGTTCCCTTTAATAAAAAAGGAGAATATGAAAAACTAAATTATATCAGTCATTCCTTATCTAATATAGCTGTAAATGAAGACATTATAATTATACAGATATCACAAGTATCTAGAGATTATTCACGTAATCAGATAATGGATTTATATGCTGCTAAAGGTAGTGGAGCAATAGAAAATGCATCACGAAAAGTAATTGGTATTACTGGATCATCTGAAAATACAGATAAGAAAATGAGTATATATAAAAATAGTGACGGAGATTTATTTGATGTTGAACTTAATTGGACACCATCATTCAGGTTGAAGAAGAAAGCTAAAACTATATATAGTGAAGCAATGAAGAAACACTTTCAAATTGTGGAGGATTAATGGTAGTAAAAAAGAAAACCACTACTCAGCTTGTTGGCGAATTAATAGAAGTTGAGCAACAATTATCTATGGCAGAAGACATAGAGATCCATGAAGAATTGGAAGTTGTTCAAAAAGAGCTCCAAACTCAAGTTAAGCAGAAAATACAAAATGTAGATCATTTTATGTTAGAGCTTAAAAAGAGAGAGCACTTAATAGATGCTGAAGTAGAAGCACTAAAAGATGAAATTGCTAGGCTAAGAACAAGACGTAAAGGTCTTGAAAGGACTAACGATTTCTTCAATAAACAATTATTACCTGCAGTCATAATGGAAATAGGTAATGAAGATGGTGTATATGAAACTTCTACAGCTAGGTACAAATTATATGAAACATTTGGCCCAGTAGACGTTGATCCACATACTATATCTAATGACTTTAAGAAAGTAGAAATACTTGAGAAATTAGATAAGGTAAAAGCCAGAAAGGCAGCTATATCAGCATTTAATGCTGGTAAAGAAATGCCTGAAGGCATCAGCATAAAGAAGATTAAAAGAGTAAAACGTACATAAAGTTTAAATACTTGTATGATACGATCTTTTAATTATAAATTATCTGGGCTCAGTTGTTCCATAATTTCCTCTTGGGATTAATTTCCTCTTGGGATAATTTGGACAGTGAGA